ATGAAAAGATACATTGCACTGTTTAGTATTTTAGTTGTATTTGCAAGTTTATTAGTTGGCTGTGATTTAAACCGTATGGGTAAAGATGAGTATTACGTTCAAATTACGACTGACGGAATTGAGAAGAATGAAAAAGCTGATAACGGTCAGCCACACAAATCATTCGAGTATAAGTTACCTGCATTTGATAAAGAAGGTAAAGAAAAAGAATTAGAATTTAAAGCTGTGAAAAATCTTCGCAAAGAAGCATTCTTACGTGTATTCCACTCAGATAAAAAAGGTGTAACGGCTTGGGAAGAAGTGAAAAAAGATGAGCTTCCTGCGAAAGTGAAAGAAAAATTAGGTGTGAAATAAGACAGATAGAAAAAGGAATTGACGAACAGGGTCTTTGCTAACGTTATATTATCAACGGTTGGAACGTTCGTGGTAACGATTTGGTAACGATTATACCAAATCGTTCTCCATAAATGCAACTACTTCCGATTGTTTTGATGGATATAAGTGGCTATAAGTATTTAAAGTTGTTGCTACATCTGAATGACCTAGGCGTTGGGCTACTACAAGTGGACTAACGCCTTTATTTATTAAATAAGATGCATGAGAGTGTCTAAATTCATGCATTACAATTTCTTTAACATCAGCGGCCTTTAGATAGTTATTATATTTTTTATGCAGTGTAGTCGTAGCTATACTGTCATAGAATTCACCAAACACAACATAGTCATTTTTAACTGGTGCTGATAAATCAGCTCTTTTTTTTATGTCTTTTAATAAAGACATTGTAAAGCTAGGCAACATGACAATTCGTTTAGAAGACTTTGTTTTTGGTTCTGTAACCTCACGGTTATATACTGTTTTATTAATATCAATTGTCTTCTCTTCGAAATTAATATCTGCCCATGTTAAAGCTAACAGTTCACCTTTTCTGGCACCACTATAATAAAGTGTTGTAAAAAAGGTTTTGTATAATGGATCGTCCACAACTGAAATAAATTTTTTAAACTCTTCAAACTCCCAAAAATTTATCCTCTTATTTGAGTCTTTTTCAAAATTCCCAGCGATTCTCGCAGGATTGGTAGTTAACCCATGAAATTTTATTCCGAAGTTAAATATAGCTGAAAGTGTTGTATGAAATTTCTTTAAGTACTCAGCTGAGTATTTACTCATCATTTTGTTTTGGTAATGCATTACATGATTTGCAGTGATTTGATCCATCTTCATGTTGCCAAACTCTTTTAATAAGTGATTATAAATTGCATTTTTTATAGTGTTAATTGAAGACTGTTTACGTCTTTGTGAATACCATTCAAAATAACTATCGGCGATTTGGGCAAACGTTAAACTTGAAGTAGTTTCTTTTTCAATTAACATCTTCGCTTCAGCTTCACGGGCTTCTTTTTTTGTTTTAAAACCACGACGTTTTACTTGTTTTAAAGTTCCATCATACTGCCTAATTCTAACTACAAAATAATAAGTTCCTCTTTTTTCATCTTTGTATATGGTCATAGATAGTTCCTCTCTTTTTTGTATTAAAAAGAGTAGACCGTCGTCTACTCTAAATTTTAAATTGCTAGCGCTAGAAATTTAATAATTTTTTACTGATTGTACAACTCGACCAATTATCCTTACATCTTGAACTGAAAGATCATAAGTCTGTGGTTCATGGATAGGGTCATTACTCAATGGTATTAAAGTAATGATGTCTCCTGATTTTGAAATCTTTTTAACGGTAGCATCGTAGCCATTGATTTTCACAACAGCGATTTGTCCGTTCTCGACAAAAGGAGTTTCCTCCACAAGAACATAAGAACCATCAGGGAATTCAAGGTTCATACTAGTGCCTGTAACAGTAAGGTAAAAATACTTTTTACGCTTATTTAAAAAAGTGCTTAACACTGGTAAATACCCTTCAATATTTTCTTCAGCCAATATAGGCATGCCAGCTGCGACAGAACCAATGATAGGAATATGAATAATGTTTGATTGGTCATTTCGAATGGTTTCATATATAGAAACTTCTTCTTTAATTAAATTATTTTTCTCATTCGTTAGTCGTTCTAAATCATCAGTAGTAATCCCTAATCCTTTACAAACTTTTATAACATTATCAATAGATGCTTTTCCTATTCCTCTTGATAACATTGATTGCAATGTTGTAGGTGGAAGTCCGATTTTTTCTGCGAAAGCTCTTTTACTGTATCCAGATTCTTTTATCAAACGTGTTACAATCTCTGCTCTTTCCATTAATTTCACCTCCTTTCTTGTTATAGATTTATACGATATTTCGTATATCTGTTTATATCATAACCTAACCGAATTTGTATGTAAATAGAAAAATGTACGAAAATGAGTATTTTTTTTCGCTTTTCCGTTGACTTTGTACGAAAATGCGTTTATATTGAAATGGAAATGAACGCAATATCGTACAAATAGTTGGGTGGTGAGAGAATGTATCCGAATTTGCGTGCAGAGATGGCGAGAAAAGGAATTATGATTACAGAAGTATCTTCGCATCTGAATCTTCGCCATGCAACGGTGAGTGACAAGATAAATGGAAAGTATCGTTTTTATTATGATGAAGCACTTGAAATTAAGAAAACTTTTTTTCCAGAACATAATTTAGAATATCTATTTGAGTTTGAAGAAAATAAAGTCAATTGAATTTCGAGGAGAAATCCTCACTTTTTTTCGGAACAAAATGTCGAAAAATGCTGTCGTAAATTAGTCTTGTACAACGAATGGCATTTTATTTGTCAATAATTGTTGAGAAGTGTGGTGGAATTATGTATCAAAATCTTTTTATTGCCCGTAGAGAAAATAGGATGACTCAAGAAGTCGCAGGTGAAGTGATAAATGTATCAAAACAGACTTATCATTTGAAAGAATGCGGGAAACGAGATTTTACTCTTACTGAAGCGAAAATACTGGCTAAACATTTTAAAACAACAATAGATGTTCTTTTTAAAAAGTAGACAAGGAGAGTGAACAAAAATGAACGGAGTGTTATCAGCGACACGGATGATGAAAGGTCATGAAGTAAGAAAAAGATGTGCTGAAGCAAAGAACAGTCCTACATTGTTACTAGCTATGGAATTAGAAGCAAAGCGCAAGTTATACGAAAAGAACCGTGAGGTTTTAGATCGAAGGAAGGTGAGTTAATTGGTTAAGGAAATACCATTGCAAAATGACATGTTAGCAATTGTGGATGATGAGGATTATGAAAGAGTTAGCCAGTATAACTGGATTTACCAAAAAAATGCTGAAACAGGGTTTTGTGTTAAATCTACGGTTAAGGTTAATGGAAAAAGTAAACATGTAACGCTTGGGTATTTCATCCTAGGTATAACGGAAGGATTTGTATGGAATATCAATCGAAATCGTTTAGATTTCACGAGGGAAAATCTAAAGATTGTCGATAGGAAATTTTTAAGTAGAATGAGTCCGGGACGGAGAAACTCAACCTCGAAGTATAAAGGTGTCTGTTGGTCAAAAAGAGATAAACGTTGGCTTGTAAGTGTTCAGGATTCTCTGCGGAATATTCGAATTCAAAGATTTTGTAATAGTGAAGATGAAGCCGCTTTGGTTTACAACTCAATAGCTAAAGAGTTATATGGGGATGAATGTTATTTAAACGTGATTGGTAAAGATAATTCAGCAACAGAAACTCAACATAAATTAAGTGATAAAAAACCTCGAACTATTAGTAGAAAAAAATATAAAGGTACTCATTGGTCAAAGAAAAGTAAGTGTTGGGTTGCAATAATTTTAAATGATAGTGAACGTATTACGTTAGGATATTTCGATAATGAAATAGAAGCTGCCAAAGCATACGACCAAAAGGCAATTGAACTATTTGGTGGCAAAGCCATATTAAATTTTCCAAAAGAAAAGGTGAGTTAATTGAAGGAAGTAACAGTTGTTTTTAAATCAAGCGCTAAGGTTAATTTTACAGCTGAACAATTTAAAACAATTAAAAATGGTTTCGGTGCGATAGAGAAAATTGAGTGGGACACAAAAGGATTAAGCAAAGATTTAGTTCATTTAAATCAACATAATATCGATGCAATATTTGTGGAAGACATTGCTGAAAAGGAATCTAAAGAACCTGATCATCCAATTGAAGATTTCTATGGCTGTGAAATTAAGCAAGATGATAAGTATTTTATGTTTGGACAGAATGCCGTACTTGAAGGAAATCTAACAAACTACTTAATTGCGGAACAAAATGTTGAATGTTTTAAAGCTGTATAAAAAGGAGAAACCGCCAGTTGGGGCTGACGGTCTAATAAAAACACATGTTGAGGTCATTATAGCATGAAATTTGGTGATGTAAATGAAACTATTTCCTCACCAAGATAGAGCGCTAAACGATACATATGAACATAATCGTGTTGCGTACTACCTTGATATGGGGCTTGGAAAGACCTTTGTGGGGTCTGAAAAGATGTGGGAACTCAATACACCTTATAACTTATTAATTTGTCAGAAGTCCAAAATAGACGACTGGAAAGAGCATTTTGAACAACATTATGAATATGAAGTAATCGTATTCGATAAACAACGTATGGAAGAAATTCCGGAAGATAGTGTTTTGATTGTAAATTATGAACGTGCATGGAGACGTGAAGAATTATTGAAGCTAAATAACTTCACACTCATGTTGGACGAGTCTTCAAAAATTAAAAATGATAAGTCCAAACAAACTAAGTTCATTTTGAAACTACATGCTGAGAACATCGTATTGCTATCAGGAACACCGACAGGTGGGAAGTATGAAGAATTGTGGTCACAACTTCACTTGTTAGGTTGGAAAATTAATCAAAAGTTGTTCTTAAAGCAATTTGTAGTCCAGGAATGGGATGACAGAAATAGTAAGTACAAAATCACCGGTTATAAAAACGTCGAACGTTTAAAAGCGAAATTAAAGCAATACGGTGCGGTGTTTATGAAGACCGAAGAGGTATTCGATTTGCCAGAAACAACTGATGTGAAAGTGAAAATACCTGGTACCAAAATGTATAAGGAATTTAAAAAACATCACATTGTTGAAATTGGTGAAGAGTTACTTCTTGGTGATACACCTGCAGCAAAGAAATTGTATTTACGACAATTAGCCGGAAGTTATAACGAAAACAAACTGCAGTATGTAAAAGACCTGGTTGAAAGTACGAATGACCGAATTATTATCTTTTACAACTTTAAAAAAGAATATGAAGCATTAGTGGATCTGATTGAAAAGCCAATCAGTACCGTTAACGGGGATCTCAAGGATTTAACCGCATATGAGGGATTCGAAAACAGCGTAACTTTGATTCAATATCAAGCCGGAGCAATGGGACTGAACCTACAGAAGGCCAATAAGATTGTTTATTTCACGCTAACAGATAAGAGTGAGTTATTTGAACAAAGTAAGAAACGAACACATCGTATTGGACAAGAAAGACCTTGTTTTTATTACTACTTGCTTACAGATGGATCAATAGAATGGCGCATGTTAGACGTACTAAAAGAGCGTAAGGATTACACGGATGCGTTATTTGAGAAGGAGGAAATATAAAGATGCGTTTAGATATTATGACAGACATTGAAACACTGGGTACTAACTCAGATTCTACTATTATTCAAATTTCAGCAATTGCTTTTGATATTGAAACAGGTGAGTATCACGAGGAATTTAATAGAGTTGCTGATATTAGTAAAAACGTAAATCCAATACAGGTTACAGGAGCAACGCTTCAATGGTGGTCAAATACAAACATCGAGTTATATAAACAGTTATTAAATAGCGGAATGGGATCAAGTGAAAAGATACTATTGGATTTTAATATCTGGTTGAAAAATTTATCACATCAAGGTGATTTATATTTATGGGGAAATGGCATCTTGTTCGATAACAAGATGATACAACATCAATTTGAATTATTAGGTTTAACGTATCCAATTTTCTATAAGAATGATCGTGATGTACGAACGATTGTTGATTTGGCTAGTAAAAAGCTTGGTGTATCCGAAAAGGAACTAAAGAAACAATTCGAAGACGAAAATTTAGTTCATCACAATGCATTTGATGATGTTAAATATCAAATCAACTTAGTGGCTGGATGCTACAAAACATTAATTAAATGATCGGAGGAAATATAAATGAATGAAGTACAAGCGTTTGAAAATAAATATTTAGCGGTTATGACTGCAATTGCAATTCACACGCAACAAGAAAAAAATCTTGCTGAACAATCTAAGAAGTTAAAAGCAGAACTTGAAAAGGCAATGGATGAACACGGTATTACGTCTATTGATAATGACTTAATCAAGATTACTAGAGTTGAAGCTACTACTTCAACAACGATAGATGTAACAAAGTTAAAAGCTGAAGAACCAGATCTGTATGGTGAATTACTTGGTGATTATCCGAAAGTATCAAACAGAAAAGCCCATGTGAAGTTTACGGTGAAGTAAATGAAAGAGTCAGCGTTTCAAAAACAAGTCATTAAGTTTTTAAAAGAAAAAGATGTTTGGCACGTAAAGTATTGGGCTGGTAGTCAGTATACCAAAGAAGGTATTCCAGATATTTTAGCTTGTATTGATGGTGTGTTTCACGGGATTGAATTGAAAACGGATGTTGGGGTTCCTAGCAAATTACAACTTTATAACATTCGTAAGATAAATGATTCAGGCGGTGAAGCTTACATTTTAAGACCGAAGGACTTTGAGTCCTGGAAAGAGAGGTGGTTCTGATGGATAAACCAAAGGAAAAGCAAGTCTTAATTGAAATTGGTAATGTTCGTGTCAAAGAATATGACAGTTTAAATGTTGTAGTAGAAAGGCTTGAAAAACTTTCTAGTAAATCAAACATTGAATCTGTATCGAAGTGGAGATTTAAAGGGTATGCAAAGAGCATTCATAGTGCTTTAAAATACATCGTTAACAGTGAGATGTTAATCGATAAAAGCAAAGTGGAAGACTTGCAATCATATGTTGAACAAGTTGAGAAATCAAACGAGACGGTATTAAGTGCCGTTAAGGAAGTGATGGAATGACACAGTACTCTTACTCACGAGTATCACTATTCAACGATTGTCCGTATCATTTTGGACTACGATACGTTGATAAACTCACGGAGATTCCTGATTTAACAAGGGCTGATAATGCTTTAATCATTGGCCATGCATTACATACAGGAATTGAACATGATGTAGAAACAGCGTTAAACGAATACTACAATTCATTTCCTGTAATGAATGATGCGATTGTAGAAGAATCTATGAAACTTGAAATTTTGATTCCAAAGGTACATGAGTTTCTTGATAAAAATTTCGAAGGTTGCGAGTTGATCCATGAGTACAAAATTGATAAGCCTAACTACGTTGGATTTGTTGATTTAATTGTACAAGCTCCTGATGGGACTTGTATGGTAATCGATTTTAAGTATACCAATCACATCAAGAACTATATGGACAGTGCTCAACTGCATCTATATAGGGATTACTTACAACTAGAGGGATTCAATGTTGAAAAACTAGCATACTTGTTTGTTCCTAAAACGAGTATTAAACAAAAACAAGATGAAGATTTGCACACGTTTAGAAAACGGATGATTCAAACAGTTGAAGAATCCAATCTTACTTTTGTACCAATTGAGTTCGATGATATGAAGACAATTTATTTCTTGAATAACATTGATGAAATTGAAAAAACAAAAGACTTTTCTAAACGTAATGCAAGTAAAAACTGTTTTGCTTGTAACCCACGATTCAGACCAAATTATTTAGAAGCCATTGAAAATGCCAAAGGAGAGATTGAAATGATTTTACCTAAAAATGAACGCCGTGAAAGAAAGATTGATACGAAGCCAGATTTATGGATTTATGCTGATAGCTACACTGGCAAAAGTACATTTGTAGATAAAGTTGAAAACGTATTGTTCTTAAATACGGATGGTAATACGGATAATACAACTGCACCTGTTATTTCAATTAAAGATGAAGTAACGAAAAAGGGTCGTGTTACAAGTCGTAAATTAGCCTGGGACTTATTCCTTGATGTAGTTTCTGAATTAGAAGCTGAAGACAATGATTTTGAAGCAGTATCAATTGATTTGGTCGAAGACCTTTATGAACATTGCCGTGTGTATGTATTTGATAAAAACGGATGGGAACATGAATCAGACGGATCTTACGGTAAAGGTTGGTCAATGGTAACAACTGAATTTAACAACGCCATGAAACGTTTAAAAGCGTTAGGTTACCAAATCATTTATATCAGTAAAGAAAAGGTTGAAGAATATACGCTTAAAGGTGGAGCGAAGCGTACAACGTTCAAGCCAAATATCAATGATAAAGTAGCAAACTTCCTTTCTGGAACAGTTGATTTAACATTACGTGCTTATGTTGATTCAGATGATAAACGATTCTTACAGCTTGCAAAGAAACAAAATGTATTCGGTGGCGGTCGTTATGACTTCCAAGTGGATACAATCCCATTAGATATGGAAGCATTCATTGAAGAGTTAACCGCAGCACAAGGAGATACTGCAGGTAAAACTGAAAAGCCAAAACGTGAGCGTAAGAAAAAAGAAGCCGAACCGAAAGAAGGTGAGGTGCCCAGTGAATCTGATTCAGATATTGAAAACACTGAAGAAGAATCTCCTACTTCTAAGCGGAAGAGAACTAGACGAAACGTTGAAGTTAACGAAGAAGCTGAAACGGATAGCAAAGAAGAAGAGCCTGCAGACGAAAAACCGAAGCGTGAAAGAAAATCACGTAAAGCAGTAGAAGAACCTGCAGCAGAAGAAAAACCAAAACGTCAACGTCGACAACGTAAGCCGGTTGAAGATAATACACCGCCAGGTGAAGCCGATGGTAATGCACCGACTGAAGAGGAAGCGCCTAAACGTAGAACTAGAAGAAAGAGAGGAGAATAATCATGGCAGTAAAAGAACTGAATTCAAAAGAAAAACATTATGCAGATACTCGTGAAGAAGCAGAAGAAATCGTTGATGAAGCGAAAGATGATGTGTATTTAAAATCATTCCAAATCAGTGAAAAGCACAACAAATACGGTACTTACTTCTTGGTGGATTTAGCTTTTAGTTATGATACACCGCGTGAAATTATGGAAAGTGCTGCAGCTAGAAAAGAAGTAGAAGAACATGGTGAACTGCATGAAGGTATGGAATACAGCGTTAATCCAGATGGGACGACGAAAGTTGTTCCTGGGCAATTAGAAATGGATGAACTAAATGAAAACGAAGGAGACGAAGAATAATGGCTGAGAAAAAATTTGACTGGGGTAAATTTGATAAAAAAGTAGATTTAGAAGCGTTAGCTGCAGATGTGCAGGAAGTAGAAGAAAACGGCGGTGGCGGAGACTTTGAAAAGGTTCCAGACGGTCAGTATGAGGTGGCAGTTGAAAAAATGGAACTTACTGAATCCAAAAAAGGTGATCCAATGCTTATGATCTGGTTCAACATCGTTGATGGTGAATTTGAAGGTCAAAAGATTTTCTATTACAAAGTAATGCAGCCACAAAATGATAAAGCATGGGGATATCAAGTTCATCAAAACAATGAAATGTTACGTAAACTTTGGGATTGCAATGAGGAAGATGTTAAGTTTACTAGCTTTGGAGAGTATGCGGATTTAGTACTTGATATTCATGAAGACATCGATGGTCAATTTGAATACTTACTGAGTAAAGAAACAGATAAAAATGGCTTTGACCAGTTCAAGATTTTAGAAGTGTTTGAAGTTGAATAAATGAATAAGGGGAGCCGATGAGCTCCCTTTTATTTTGAGGTGATACTAGTGGAACTGTGGGAGTCTATTCCGGATTACAAAGATTCATATGAAATTTCAAATTATGGTCGTGTTAGAGCAAAGGAGAGAAGGGGAATTGATGGCCGCTTTTTAAAGGGAAAGATTTTAAAAGGCGGGAGCTTTTCAAATGGCTATTTATTTGTATGTTTAAGAAAAAACGGTAAAAGTAAAAACCATTTAATTCATAGACTTGTCGCTGAAGTTTTCGTTGAAAATATAAGTGAATTACCAGTTGTAAACCATAAAGATGGAGTTAAAACAAATAATCATTTTTCTAATCTTGAATGGTGTACGCAGTCCCAAAATTTAAAACATGCTGTTGAAATAGGAATGATAGCAAATCAGTGCAAAATAACCAGAGAAGTTGTAATTAAGCGAGCAGGTACAACAATAATATTCGAAAGTATGAAAGGGTGCGCCTCGTTTTTTGGATATAAAAAGGGCTGGCTTCACAACAAAATCAGAAAGTATGGTAATAAATTCGAATTTCTAGGTTATCAAATTTCAGTTAAAGAAAGAAGTGATGTTGAGAATGGCACTGCTATTCTATGATTGACTTTGAAGTGTTCTCAAATGATTGGTTAGTAGTTATTGCAGATACCGACAATCAGTCGGAAAAAGTATTTGTTAATAATGAACAAGCATTAATTGATTACTATCATGAGCATAAAAATGACATATGGATTGGTTACAATTCAAGACATTATGACCAATTCATTTTAAAAGCAATTATATGTGGTTTTACACCGCAAGCAATCAATGAATGGATTATTCTTGATCATAAACCAGGATGGAAGTTTTATAAGGACTTTTGGAAAATACAACTTTATAACTTTGATGTTATGACCAATAAGTTTCGTTCATTAAAACAGTTAGAAGGGTTCCAAGGTCATGACATTCGTGAAACGTCAGTGTCATTCAATATAAGCCGAGAATTAACAGAGGAAGAAATTGAAGAAGTTATCAAGTATTGTCGTCATGATGTACACGAAACAATGCACATTTTTATGGAGACAATTACAGAATTTGAATCACAAATTGAGTTATTAAAAATGTTTAATCTTCCTTTAAGAAACATTTCAAAAACGAAAGCTCAATTGAGTGCATTTATCCTGGATGCAAAACAACCTGCCGTTCCAAGGGACGACGAGTTTAATTTTACGTTTCCAGACACATTACAAATTAATAAATACACTGAAGTCCTGGACTTCTATAAAGAAAATAAGGATTACAACAAAGTACTTGAGTTAAATGTTGCAGGTGTACCGCACTTATTTGCTTGGGGTGGTTTGCATGGTGCAAGGAACAATTATTACGGTGAAGGTTACTTTCTTAATATCGATGTTGAAAGTTATTATCCGGCACTAATGATTGAATACGATTATTTATCACGGAACATTAAAGACCCTGCTAAATTCCGTGAGGTTCGTGATACAAGGCTTAAATATAAAGCTGCTAAAGATAAACGCCAGGCACCATTAAAGATTGTAATTAACGGTACATATGGAGCAATGAAAGATAAATACAATGGGCTTTATGATCCACTTATGGCCAACAATGTTTGTATCGGTGGAATGACATTGCTCCTGGATCTAATTGAAAAGCTTGAACCACATTGTGAGATTGTCCAATCTAACACCGATGGTGTCCTGGTTAAATTACGTAACTATGAGGATTATGATTTAATCGATGACATTTGTTATGAGTGGGAACAACGTACAAGAATGGGATTAGAGTTTGATGAATTTGTAAAAGTAATTCAGAAAGACGTAAATAACTACATCTTAGTTGATGCGGATGGTAATTATAAATCAAAGGGCGCATATGTAAAGAAACTCAATCCACTTGATTATGATTTGCCAATCGTAAATGAAGCCGTCGTGAATTATTTCGTAAAGGGCATTGATCCAGAGGAGACGATATTTAATTGTACAGAGTTAGTGAAGTTCCAAAAGATAGTAAAGATAAGTAGTAAATACAGTCATGCAAGATATGGTACCAGACGAATGAATGAAAAAGTATTTCGAGTGTTCGCCAGTGTGGACGAGAACGATAAGCAGCTATGCAAAGTAAAAGATGGTATTGCTGAGAAAATTGCATATGTACCGGAGCGATGTTTCATTGTGAATGATGATATTAAAGATATGCAAGTGCCAGGTAAATTAGATTACTGGTGGTACTGGACGTTGGCAAATAAAAGAATCGATGATTTTTTAGGGGAGGATAAATGATATGTCATTAATTGAAAGTTTAAAAGAAATCCAAGAAAAAGCCATCGATGAAAAGGCATTAGAATTTGCAGAGGAAATGGAAGCTGCCATAATCGAAAGTGCTGGAAAGGGATACTCAGGTTATAAGTATGAAATTCGTTATGATAATCCAGATAAGCATATAATGCTTTCGAAAATTTTTATAGAGAAGTTACAAGAATTGATGGATGGTGTGAAAGTTGAATTTAAGAAAGAAGAAAGAAAAGGCCTTTTAGGCGGGACTTACTACGAACATTACATCCATTTTAAGTGGACTGACTAATTTATTTATAACAGCGTTATTGTATTACGAAAGTAGGTGATGAACATGTATAAGGGTTTTTTAAAGGGAAATGGTAAACATGCTGCAAGTAAGTTTAAAGATGGAGCAAAATTATTATCCTATCATACGGCAAGAAAAGAAGATTCATTCGTCGGTATCCTGGACGATGAATATATCATGGTTGATGTCGATGATATAGCGGAAGCTGAAACATTATTGGATATTATCGAAGATAAGAACATTAATTGTTCCGTATTAGAAACGACAAACGGTATGCACTTTTATTTCAAAGGCTATGACATAACGGCCAATAAAATAAAGTGGTTCTCCAACATCGGTATTCTTTGTGATTATAAGCTAGGAATCAAAAATACAGCTGATCCACTCAAGATGGATGGTAAAACTCGTAAATGGTTAAGAAAATGTACTGAGCATGATTCATTACCAAGTTGGTTATATCCATACAACAAGAAAAATCCGAACCTTATCAAAATGGGTGAAGGTGATGGTCGTAATGATAAATTATTTACTTACATCTTAAAACTGCAGTCACAAGGAATGGCAAAGAATGATATTAAAGAAACCATTTCTATTATAAATACTTACATTTTAGAAGAACCGGTGACACAAGGTGAATTAAATGTGATTTTACGTGATGAAGCATTCATGAAGGAGTCCTTTTACATAAAGGGTTCCTTCCAACATGAAAAGTTCGGTGATTTCTTGATCAATGAACATCATATTTGCAAAGTCACTAACGTCCTTCATATTTATAAAGATGGCGTGTATTCAGACAAGCAAGAAGACATTGAAGAAGCAATGATTCGTCATATTCCAGCATTAAAGAGAATGCAACGACAAGAAACAATTGCTTATCTACAGTTAAAGGCCAAACATAAAAATTTCGCCTCTACCAAATATGTAGTTGTTAAAAATGGAGTATTTAATTTAGAAACGTGGCAATTAGAAGATTTTACACCGGAGATTATCACACGTAATAAAGTACCAGTTGCATATATTCCTGGTGCTTATTATGAAGTAACGGATAAGACCTTTAATAAAATAGCCGTGAATGACAAAAAGATCCGGGCCATTTTGGAAGAAATATTGGGTTATATTTTATTCCGGAGGAATGAGTTTGCTGCAACGTTTATTCTTACTGGTGATGGTAGTAATGGTAAGTCATCATATTTAAAAATCATTCGTAACTTAATAGGTTCAGATAATGCATCATCATTAGATTTAAACGAGTTGGACCAGCGCTTTAAAACAGCCGAGTTATTTGGGAAGCTAGCAAACATTGGTGATGATATTGGTAAAGGATACATTAAAGAGTCATCGATATTTAAGAAACTTTCTACTGGTGAAACATTAAACGTAGAAAGAAAGGGTAAGGATCCATTCGATTTTACGAATTATGCAAAGTTAATCTTTAGTGCAAATGAAATGCCACGCATTAATGATTTTAGTGATGGATTAGGTCGAAGACTTCAAATTGTTCCTTTTAAAGCGAAGTTTACACCGAATGATGATGATTATGACCCTTTTATTACTGATAAGCTGCTAAGTGATGAATCGATGCAATATGTATTGAACCTAGCATTAAAAAGCTTGAAACGATTACTTGTTGAGAAGAAATTCACGAAATCAAAAGCGGTTGAAGATGAACTGATTAAATATCAAGAAGAAAACAATCCGATTATTAGTTTTGTAAATAATGAGGATGTTGAATTGGAACGTGCTGTAGTTGGTGATGTTTACCTGCAGTATAAAGTGTATTGTGCGGAAAATGGTTTTCAATCTGTTAGCAATGTGAACTTTAGTAAGCAAGTAACACAATTATTTAGGTATAAATCACATGTTCAAAAAGTAGATGGCAAAAGTAAAAGAATCTTCATTAGTGAATAATTTTTACGTTCGTGACTTTTTTCGGTCAAATACCCTATGTTTTTGACCGTTTTTGGTCACAAAAAACAATGTATTTTCACTAAAATGTGGTAAAAATGAACCTCGGTTACAGTGAAATGCGTAACCAGTTACAGATACCTGTAACCTTTCAAACCTATTCATATCAAGGGTTTAAGAGGTGTGGTTACAAGGTTACAGTGAAAATCACTTTCTTTTAAAATATATAGTTAAAAAATAAAAAGATAAATATATAAAAGAAATTTAGGGGGTAAATGCGTAACCGTGAAGGCTTAAAGGTACTATAAATCCAGTTGTATCAAGGGCTCAAGGCGGTTACAGATGGTTACAGTAGGTTACGCATTTTATTCTAAAAAAGGTAGGTGAATCATCATTTGTTTGACTGGCTGAAAGATTATCAAAAATTAGAAGAAGAAATTGCATACTTAGATTACAACTTAGACAAAACAAAAGCTGAATTAAAACGCTGGATCAGTGGTGATTTGCGAGATGTACGTTTAACTGCTGAGTCAGAAGGTTCCAAGGTAGAAGAACGTATTGAAGCAATTGAATATGAATTAGCACATAAGATGAACGATATGTATAAACTGAAAAGGTTAATCAGTAAGTTCAGAGGTTTAGAAAATAAAATACTAAAAATGAAATACATTGATGGTATGACATTAGAAGAGATTGCGGAAAGTGAAAAGTATAGTGCAAGTCACATATATCAAAAACATGCTGAGATTATGAGACGAATAAAGTTTGCTGAAGAACTTACACTTTACTAACAGTAAATTGACTCTATGTTAACTATTGAAAAAATGATTTATAGTAATAACATAAGGAATTGACGAAAGGGCAACTGGTGCACGGTTGCTCTTTTTATTATGTAAAAAATACATAGGTGGTGTTTCGTATGTTTGGGATATTTAAAAAGCTTAAAGGTACTAAACGTAAACAAGTAATACCAACTTTAATTGTAGCTCCTGATTCAATAGACAAGATGGTTGAAAAGGAAATGGCACAATTGAAATCTATAAAGGATGAGAAGGAGCAAAAGGAAATGAGTAAATACAAAAAGCAAATTACATCCTTAGATGAACTGCACCAAGTTATTGATGCACTAGAAACATTAAACAAGAAGTATGTAATTACAAAGGTAGTACAAAAGAATGAAACTTTACCAAAGGCTAATAGATATCCATTTAATGTTTGGCATGTGGAAGAAGTAGACGTTCTTAAGAATTATTCTGATGGTGAGGAAATAGTTAAATTGGTTTGCCGTGATTGTGGAATTTCAATTAAGGGAAAAAGAGTTTCGTTGGAAGGGAAAAGTTGTATTCATTGTTTCAATCATAATACAGCAATCGTTCCATTAGATAAGGAGAGTGAAACAAAATGATTACTGAAATTAGAAAAACAATATCAGGTACAGAGTATTGGGATAACGAAAAGAAGAAGAGTCTATTTGTTCCAACTGGTGAAGAACCAGGATTCGAAGTTACTGTTAATCCTGAGAGTATGATTGCTGATAAAGAATTAGCAACAGGAGGATATTTCACTGGAAGCAAAGAGGGACAAGTAATTGGTGAATCAGGTACCGAACTTATCTTGAGTAACAAGACGATAAAACAATTACATGATTATGCTGCATCGATTAACGTTGAGATTCCAGCTGATGTTAAAAAGAAAGAAGACATCATTGAATTATTATCATGAAGTACTGTGCTGAACAAGGCTGCAAGACATTAATCGATAAAGGACGATACTGTTTGAATCACAAGCGTAAACAAAAGAAGACAGTTGTGTATTCAAAGAACAGATCATTCTATCGTACAAAGGCATGGGAAGATTTAAAGTCATTCTGTTATCAACGAGACAAAGGATTATGTCAGCGATGTGGAAGGTTTGTGTTTGGTAAGCAAGCACATCATCATCATATTGTACCCATTAAAATCAATCCTTCATTGAAGTTAGAGGCAACTAATATCATGACACTGTGTTCTAAATGTCATCCGATTGTGGAAAGAGAAACAAATATGAAATACGAAAAGAAGAAAAAGTTTGATTGGAAACTATAAGCCCCCCTATCAAAATAATAAAAATTGTTTATCTGGGGGGATAGGGAGTGGGGGTGCAAACGCGCACCTCAAAATGCTTTTTTGAAAAAAATTCGTTTTTTTAGGTGGTGATTTAAGGAATGGCCAGAAAATCGAAGGTCGTAATTGAAGCTGAAAAGAAAAAAGAATTAGAAGCGCAGCGCATTATGAATGTTTTGGTTGAAGCCGGAACTTATTCGCCAGCGCTTGATCCGTTGATTGAAATTTATCTTGATGCAGTCGAGATATACACCGTCAAATATGGGTTGTGGAAGAATTCCAACTTTCCAACAGTCCAAAAAACAAAGAATGTAAACGGTGATGTAAAAGAAACAAAGCATCCATTGGCTCAACAAGTTGAAGTTTGGTCCAAGCAAAAAGCGAAATATTTGGGGCAATTAGGACTGGATGGAAAGAACAAAGATTTAATCAAAAAAAGTGGGGTTCTTCTCGAAAAAGGAAAAGCAGAGAAAGAATCCACGGAGCCTACTGATAACAACAAATTATTGCAATTTAGGAAGATGAAAAGCCGATGATTGATTTTGAAACAAATTACGCTGATATATTCGTTTCTGAAGTAGATGCAGTCCCACACTTATATCCTGATTCTATTAAGTTAGCTATCAAACGATATAAGAAATGGAAGAAACGAAAAGATATTTGGTTCGATGTTGAAAAAGCGAATGCAATGATTTATTTCACTGAAACATTCTTAAAACATGCAAAAGGAAAATGGGCAGGGCAGCCATTAATTTTAGAGTCCTGGCAAAAGTTCTACTTTGCTAATATTTATGGTTGGCAAAAATATAATGAAGATGGTAAAGCGGTGCGAGTAATTCGTTCGGCTTATTTGCAGGTTCCAAAGAAAAATGGAAAAACAATTATGGGCGGTTCACCAGTCATTTATGCGATGTACGGAGAAGGTGTAAAAGGCGCTGATTGTTATATTTCCGCTAATACTTTTGAACAATGCCAAAATGCAGCCGGGCCAATTGCATTAACGATTGAAAATAGTCCTGATTTACGTCCAGATACACGTATCTATAAAGGTAAAGAAGATACGATTAAATCAGTGAAATACACATTTGTGGAAGACGATATTAAATACGCAAATGTAATCAAGGTTCTTACAAAAGATAACGCTGGTAATGAAGGTAAAAACCCGTATATCAATTATTTTGATGAAGTTCATGCTCAGATGGACCGTGAACAATACGATAACTTACGTTCAGCGCAAATTGCCCAGGAAGAACCGCTCAACATCATCACCTCCACAGCAGGGAAGAATACCGGCTCGCTTGGAACTCAAATTTATACCTATGCCAAAGACGTTTTGAGTAAGGATAATGATGATTCTTGGTTCATGATGATCTATGAGCCAAATAAAAAGTTTGATTGGGAAGACCGAGACGTTTGGCGGATGGTTAATCCTAATATGGATGTATCAGTTAACATGGAGTTTCTTGAAAATGCCTTTAAAGAAGCTCAAAACAATAGCTTTAATAAAGCAGAGTTTTTATCAAAGCATTTGGATGTATTTGTTAACTATGCTGAAACGTATTTTGATAAAGACCAATTAGATAAAATGCTCGTGGATGATTTAGGTGATGTTGAAGGATTAACTTGTGTTGTCGGTGTAGACTTATCGAGACGTACGGATTTAACTTGTGTATCGATAAATATTCCAACTTATGATGAAGAAGGAAAAGCTATTCTGAAAGTTAAACAAATGTATTTTATTCCGGAGTTTGGAATTGACGATAAAGAGCAACAAAGGAACGTTCCATATCGTGCGTTTGCTGAACATGGTTTTGCAACAATTTGCCCTGGTAAAACAGTTGATGAAGAGATGGTAAATCAGTATGTTGAATGGGTATTTGAGAACTTTGATTTACGACAAATTAATTATGATCCGGCGCTTGCTGAAAAGCTTGTTGAGAAGTGGGAAATGCTTGGTATTCAGTGTGTAGAAGTTCCACAGTACCCAACTCATATGAATGAACCACTTGATGATTTTGAAATATTGTTGCTTCAAGATCGTGTAATAACTGACAATCAATTATTAATTTATTGTGCAAGCAATGCAAAAGTAATAACTAATATTAATAATTTAAAAACACCATCTAAACGTAAATCACCGGAGCATATTGATGGATTTGTAGCTATGTTAATTGGGCACAAAGAAACATTGAATATGATGGAAGATGATATTCCGGATGAAGAGTATGATGAGTATTTAGATGATATTTATAGATAGAAAGGTGGTGAGAAATTGGGTTTAAGGGATAGGTTTTCAAATTTTATATTTAGACAAGCTGAAAAGCGCGGTATGTTCGATGATATTTTTAATAATACTGTTCGTTATGGTAGTAGATATGTAAGTGATGATAATATCTTGGAATCTTCTGATGTTTACGAGCTGTTACAAGACATTAGTAACCAAATGATGTTGGCTGAGATAGTTGTGGAAGACAAAGGCAAAGAAACAAAAGATGATTTTGCTCTTAAAGTACTTAGGAATCCGAATAACTATCTGACACAATCTGAACTAATTAAATTAATGACAAATGTGTATTTAATTCAGGGTGAATTTTTCCCAGTCTTAGACGGAGATCAAATACATTTAGCATCTAACGTTTATACGGAATTAGATGATAGGTTAATAGAGCATTTTAAAGTGAATGGAGAAGAAATTCCATCGTTTATGATTCGACATGTGAAGAATATAGGTGCTGATCATCTAAAGGGTAAAGGTATTCTTGATTTAGGCAAGGATACACTTGAAGGTGTTATGTCAGCTGAGAAAACTTTAACTGACAAGTACAAAAAAGGTGGATTACTAGCATTTTTACTTAAGTTAGATGCTCATATTAATCCACAGAATGGTGCACAGTCAAAATTAATTAAAAAGATTTTAGATCAGTTGGAATCAATCGATGATGCAAGGTCTGTTAAAATGATTCCACTAGGAAAAGGGTACTCAATAGAAACGCTTAAAAGCCCATTAGACGATGAAAAGACTCTAGCCTATCTAAATGTATATAAAAAGGATTTAGGTAAGTTTTTAGGTGTAAATGTGGATACATACACAGCTTTAATCAAAGAAGATCTTGAGCAAGCGATGATGTATTTGCATAACAAAGCAGTTAGACCGATAATGAAAAACTTTGAAGACCATTTGAGTCTTCTTTTTTTCGGAAAAAATTCGGACAAGCGTATTAAATTCAAGATTAATATCCTTGATTTTGTTACTTATAGCATGAAAACAAACATTGCTTACAACATTGTTCGAACGGGCATTACATCCCCAGATAATGTTGCTGATATGCTTGGATTCCCTATGCAAAATACGCCAGAATCACAAGCGATTTATATTTCAAATGACTTATCGAAAATTGGTGAGAAACAAGCTACAGATGATTCATTGAAGGGAGGTGATGGAAATGGCAAAGACAAAGGAAACACGGACATTTGACATCACCAAATTAAGTACCAGGGATGCTACGGAAGAACAACCTTCCAAGATAACGGGTTATGCAGCCGTATTTAATTCAAAGACAACTATTGGTGGCTGGTTTGATGAAGTTATTGAACCTGGTGCATTTGCTCGTTCTCTTTCTGAGAATAGTGATATCAGAGCGTTATTCAATCACAATTGGGATAATGTCCTGGGTAGAACAAAAAGCGGCACATTGAGACTAGAAGAGGATGGAAAAGGTCTGAAATTCGAAATTGAATTACCTAATACTTCTACCGCTCGTGATTTAGCAGAAAGTATGTCCAGGGGGGATATTAACCAATGTTCTTTTGGATTCTGGATAACTGAGGAAACATGGGATTACAATGTTGAACCAGCTTTACGTACGATACATGAAGTAGAACTCTATGAAATATCCGTTGTTTCTATACCAGCGTATGACGATACAGAAGCATCGCTAGTACGTGGAAAAGAGATTGGTAAAGAAGTAGAACAACGAATGAAAATGATTAAACAAATAAATCAAATCTTGGGGGAAAAGTAAAATGAACAAACAATTATTATTAGCTCTACAAAAACGAAATAAAGAAAAATTAACAGAATTACGTACAAAAATCGAAAATCCTGAATTACGTTCAGAAGAATTAGAAGCAATTCAGACTCAAATTGATGAAATTACCAAAGAATTGCAAGAAGTTGCTGATGAATTGGCTAATCTTGAAGATGATGGTGAAGGTGACGAAGGAGATGGATCTGGTGAGGGTGATGAAGGTGATTCTTCTGGTGATGAAGGTTCTGGAGAAGGTGGAGAAGGACGTTCTGGAAATCCAGAAGGTAACGGCGTAAGTCCTGAACAAAGACAAGTGGCAATGGCAGCAGTTAAATCAGCTTTATCTACTCGTAATGCGAAATCAACTAAAGCAAAAGAAAAAGAGATTCGTTCAGCGTTTGCTAACTACATTGTGGGCAACATTGAGGAAATGGAAGCTCGTGCATTAGGTTTAGTTACTGGTAATGGTTCCGTTACAATCCCAGACTTCTTGAGCAAAGAAATTATTACATATGCACAAGAAGAAAACTTTTTACGCCGATTAGGAACAGGGGTATCAACAAAAGAAAATATTAAATATCCTGTCCTAGTTAAAAAGGCAGAAGCTCAAGGGCATAAACAGGAACGAACAAATAATGAAATGCCTGAAACAGATATCGAATTCGATGAAATCGAACTTGAACCAACAGAGTTTGACGCACTTGCAACTGTAACGAAAAAATTATTAGCACGTACCGGATTACCAATTGAACAAATTGTTATGGATGAACTGAAGAAAGCTTATGTTCGTAAAGAAATTCAATACATGGTAAATGGTGACGAAAAAGATAATGTGAATGATGGTGCTTTAGCGAAGAAAGCCGTTGAATTTAAAACTGACGAAGAAGATTTATACGATGCATTGGTGAAAATGAAGAATACACCAGTTAAGGAAGTGCGTAAAAAGGGTAGATGGATTTTAAATACTGCCGCATTAACTAAAATTGAAACAATGAAAACAAAGGATGGTTTTCCGCTACTACGTCCATTCAATCAGGCAGAAGGTGGAATCGGCTATACACTATTAGGATTCCCGGTTGAAGAAGAGGATTCAATTGATATTGCAGATGCTCCAGATACACCGGTATTTTACTTTGGAGACTTCTCTAAATTTTATATTCAGGATGTTACGGGTTCATTAGAAGTCCAAAAACTAGTGGAGCTATTCTCGAGAACAAACCGAGTAGGGTTCCGAATTTGGAGTTTAATAGATGCGCAATTGATTTATTCTCCATTTGAAGTACCAGTTTATAAATATGTATTAACAGAAACAGAAACACCTATTGAAGGTTAAATAGATTATGTATGATTTAATTGAAAAATTAAAGTCACATATTCATTGGGAAGAGGGCATGGATGATTCTTTGCTCTCTTTTTATATTGAACAAGGTCAACGATATGTAAAAAAAGCATGTGGGAGAGAAGTGGAATACCTGGTTATCATGTGTGCAGGTATTTTTTATGAATATCGTGTAGCAGAAAAAGAATTAGAACAGGCTTTAGATGCTTTAACACCATTCTTTATCCAGGAGGTTTATGATGCCGAAGAGGAAGACGAATAAACTCAAATGGATGGGAGATTTACTCAAATTAGGGGAAACAATTGATCCAGAAACAGACCGTCCTGTTATGGGATATCCATTTGAACGGAAGATTCGTTATAACAATATTGGAGTTACGGCCACTGATAAATTTACAACGAAAGATACGAATGAAATTGTAAAGAAAATAGAAGTTCGTATTGATCGTGACATTGAAAATAATCAAAAGGACTATCGTGTAAAAGTTGGTGGCCGTATTTACGATATTGAACGTATTTACGTAAAAGAAGAAGACCAATTGATGGAGGTGTCATTATCCTATGCAAATTAGTTTTGAGCAGTTGCGAAGTCTTATGAAGAAATCTGGTATGCCAGTTTCTCGTGATAGTGCACCCACAACAGCGAACTATCCTTACATTGTTTATGAATTTGTGAATGAGCAACAGAAGAGAGCTTCTAATAAGGTTCTAAAAGATATGCCACTTTATCAAATTGCAGTCATTACAAAAGGTACTGAAAAGGATTATGAACCGTTAAAGGCTGTTTTTAACGAAGCAGGCGTGTCCTACGATTCATTTGAGGGCTTTCCTTATGATGAGAACGACGACACTATCACGCAGTTTATAACGTATGTAAGGTGTATTCAATAATGGCTTCTAATAATAATGGGTTTGCGGATGCCCTAGAGGACATTCGAACATTGTTGAATGTAAATAAGAAAGTCGAAATGAATGTATTAGAAGAAGCAGCTGAATACTTTGCGAATAAATTAAAATCTAAAATTAAAATGTCGGATAAGGACAAACGGGTACATTTGAAAAATAGTTTAAAAGTGGTTGTAAAGAATGATCGTGTATCTGTGGAATTTGAGGATGCAGCATGGTATTGGTATTTGGCTGAACATGGGCATAAAAAAGCGAATGGCCGAGGGAAAGTTAAAGGCTTGCACTTTGTTCAAAATACGTTTGATGCGGAAGGCGACAAGATAGCTGAAATTATGGCTCAGAAAATCATAAACAAAATGGGAGGATAATCTAGATGACAAAAGAGCAAAAAGAAATTCAATATACTGTGGGTATTGAAGATTTATATATATGTATGCAAGATGGGGAAGAAACAGCTGGAACAATTCCGAAATATGAAGATGATGTTTATAGCCAGACAAATATTTCTGATTTAACAATCTCTACTACGTCTAGTAATTTTACAAAATGGGCATCTAACAAAAAGATTATTAACCTTACAAAAAATACAGCGTTTGGTTTAGCTTTTAATCTTGCTGGTATGAATCGTGAAGTAAAAGATAAAATTTTTGGTAAAACAAGAACAAAAGGAATTTCATTTGAAACAGCTAAAATCAAGGAGTATCCAAAATTTGCAGTGGGCATTATTTGCCCTTTAAACGATGGATCAAAAATTGCCCGTTGGTATCCAAGATGTACAGTGGCGCCAATAGAGGAATCTTGGAAAACACAGAACGAAGAAATGACTGTGGATGATGTTGCATACACAATTACAGCTGATCCATTATTATTTAATGATGTTACTTTAGCGGAATTGGATACAGGTGATGCAGAAGCAAAAGGTATCACAGTAGAAGATTTTATGAAGCAAGTAATTTGTGATGAATCTCAATTGGAAGAATTAGGTGAGACAAAACCTCTTGAAACTAAATTGAAAAAAGAAAAGGAGTGATAGTATGGCACGTTTAAGTGATTTGGTAAATGTTGATATAAATAGAGATACAATTACGATACAGAAAGTAGAATTCCCTGTTATTTTTACATTTGAATCTTTTCCTTATGTGGAAGAAGCATATGGAAAACCATATGAGGAATTTGAAAAAGAACTACAGGAAATGCTGGGGAAAAGCAATTTAGTCATGGGAGAATATGAAGTTAGATTAATGAGAGTGTTAATTTATGCAATGATACGTAGTGGAGGGACAGAATGTACATTAGAAGAGGTAAAGGGATCTATTCCATTACATGATTTACCTAACGTCTTCCAAGCTGTAATTAACATATTTAATAATCAAAACTTCCAATTTGAAGATATGGAGAAGTTGAAGACAGAAAAAAAGTAAAAAACATACTGAATAGAAATGAAGAATCTCAGTCTGAGTTGGACTGGGATTTTTATTTTTATGTCGGTAATACGTTGCTTGGTTTAAGTATGGATGATTTTTGGAAAATCACTCCTAATCATTTTCTAAAACAATATATCATGCATCTCCGATACAACAATCCAGATGCATTAAATGAACAGAAACCAAAACAAATCTACACATTAGATCAAACTCCATTTTATTAAGAAATGAGGTGAGAAAATGCCAGGAAGTAATAAAGAAAAAAACGTTGTTCTTAATTTTAAGATGGATGGACAAGTTCAGTATGCTCAGACGTTAAAAGAAATCAATATGATTATGAACAATGCATCTAAAGAATATAAAAATCATATTGCGGCTATGGGACAAGATGCTAACATGACCGATAAGCTTCTTGCTGAAAAGAAAAAGTTAGAAATTCAAATGGAAGCAGCTAAGAAGCGTACTGCAATGTTACGTTCTGAATACCAAGCGATGTCTAAAGATACAAATACAACAGCTGAACAACTTAATAAAATGTACGGTAAGTTACTTGATGCAGAGCGTGCTGAAACTTCTCTTGACACAGCGATGAAACGAGTGAATGAAGGTCTTTCAGAGCAAGCGATTGAAGCGAGAGAAGCGCGTGGTACGCTACTTGATTTACAAGAGAACTCTAAGAAGCTTGAAGCGGAACAGAAGCGTTTAACCAGCTCATTCAAGCTTCAAAATGCTGAATTAGGTCAAAATGCTAGTGAAGCAGATAAGTTGGAATTAGCACAGAAACAGTTACGTAAACAAATGGAAATGACGGATAGAGTTGTACATAATTTGGAACAACAATTAAGTGCAGCAAAGCGTGTGTATGGTGAGAATTCCACAGAAGTAAAACAACTTGAGACGAAATTAAATCAAGCTAAAACTACGTTGAAACAATTTGAGAATTCTCTGCAGAGTGTTGGGAAAAGTGGAAATCAAGCCGCTGATGGTATGGAGAAACTAGGTAAGAAGTTAGATTTAAACAATTTGATGGAAGCTACTCAAATGTTGCAAGGTATGTCAGATAAGTTAATTGAACTTGGTAAAGCAACTGTTGGGATAGCAATAGACTTTGATAATTCTCAACGGAAAATCCAAGCATCCTTAGGTTTGTCAGCAAAAGGTGCTGAAAACCTTCAAAAGGTTGCAGTGGATACATGGAAAAACGGCTTTGGTGAAAATCTTGAGGAAGTTGACCAAGCATTAATAAAAGTCTTTCAAAATATGCGTGATGTCCCGTATGAGGAATTGCAAATGGCATCAGAGGATGTTTTAACACTTGCGAAGCTTTATGATGTTGATTTAAACGAAGCAACTCGTGGTGCAGGACAGTTAATGACGCAGTTTGGTATATCTACACAAGAAGCATTTGATTATCTTGCTGCAGGTGCTCAAAATGGATTAAATTATTCAGATGAATTATTCGATAACATAAGTGAGTACGCCCCTTTATTCAAACAAGCTGGTTTCAGTGTGGACGAGATGTTCACCATTCTTGCGAATGGAACGCGAGATGGTTCATACAATCTTGATTACATAAATGACCTTGTAAAGGAATTTGGTATTCGTGTGCAAGATGGATCTAAAGGTGTATCTGATGGATTTGGTGAGTTGTCGGAAGAGACTCAAAAGGTGTGGGAATCATTTAATAAAGGAAAAGGTACTGCAGCAGATGTATTTAACGCGGTACTAAATGAATTACGAGGCATGGATGACCAGGTAGCTGCAAACCAGATTGGTGTTGCTCTATTTGGTACCAAATGGGAAGACATGGGAGCTAAAGCCGTATTGGGGTTAAATGAAACAGCTGGTGGTCTCGGTGATGTAAATGGCAGTATGGAAGAAATGAAAAAGCTCCAGGAAGAATCTTTAGGACAACAATTCCAAAGTGCATTAAGAGAAGTACAAGCTGCATTAGAACCACTTGGAAAGAAACTTGCTGAGTTCGCAAAAGATATTTTACCGCCGATAGTTGAAGGGGTTAAATCTGTAATAGAATGGTTTAGTAAATTACCAGAGCCGCTTCAAAACTTCGGGTTTATCTTGGTAGGGCTCATTGCAGTAGTAGGAACTATAGCACCTATTCTTGCTGTTTTAGTGGTGTCAGTTACAACACTAGGAGGAACAATAGGAGTCGTGGTTGGGGTTATCATAGGTCTTGCCGCTGTAATAGCGGGAGTTATTTGGGCTATACAAAACTGGGGTGCCATAACCGATTGGCTTTCTAAAAAGTGGAAGGAATTTAAAGATTGGTTTGGTGAATTGTGGGATAGCATAGTTCAAACTTGTGAAGATGCTTGGAATGCAACTGCTGAGTTCTTCTCTGAAGCATGGGCTTCATTTTTTGAAATGTGCCATTCATTTTTTGATCCAATAGCTCAATTTTTCAATGATCTATGGACGGGAATTTCTGATACGGCATCTGAAATTTGGACGGGGATTACAGATTACTTTTCAGAATTATGGGCTTCATTTTTAGAATTAGCAAATAGTATATTGTCTCCTTTAGGTGAATTTTTCAGTAATTTGTGGACAGGTATCGTTGAAACGGCTACTTCTATTTGGGAGCAATTAAAATCTGCATGGGAAGAAACTTGGAATACAATACTTACCGTTTTAGATCCAATTATTTCGGCTATTTCTACTTTTTTAGAAGCAGGTTGGTTGTTAATACAGGCAGGTGCACAAATTGCCTGGGCAGCAATAAGTAAATATATTATTGACCCGATTAAAGAAGCTTATGATTGGGTAACTAACAAAATTAGCGAATTAGCAAATTGGTTAAGTAATAATTGGGAACTTATAAAAGCAACAGCAAAAATTGCTTGGGATTTATTGAAACAATATATTGTTCAGCCAATTCAAGATGCTTGGAATACTGTTAAAGAAAAAGTTGGCGATTTAGTTTCCTGGTTATCTGGTAAATGGGAAGAAATTAAATCATTTACTTCTGCAGCATGGAATTTAGTAAAACAATATGTTATCCAACCAGTCCAAGATTTGTGGAATACAACAAAGCAAAAGCTTTCAGATTTAGCTAGTTGGATATTAGGGAATTGGGAGTCTATAAAATCCTATACGCTCACGGCTTGGAATTCAGTAAAAAAATATGTAATCGATCCAGTTACTGAGGCTTACAATTCAGCAAAACAAAAATTTACGGATTTATATAATTCAGCTAAAGAAAAATTTGATTCTGTGAAGAATGCAGCTAAAGAAAAATTTGAAGCAGCAAAACGATTTATTATTGATCCAATAAAAGACGCTGTAGATAAAGTGAAGGGGTTTGTTGAAAAAATTAAAGGATTTTTTACGAATCTTAAATTAAAAATTCCAAAACCTGAAATGCCACCTCTTCCACACTTTAGTTTGAAAACTAGTTCAAAAACAATTATGGGTAAAGAGATATCTTTTCCAACAGGATTCGATGTACAGTGGCGTGCAAAAGGTGGTATTTTTACCCGTCCAACTATATTCGGAATGAATGGTGGGCAATTCCAAGGTGCAGGTGAAGCTGGGCCCGAAGGAGTATTACCGCTTAATAAAAAGACATTAGGAGCGATTGGTGAAGGGATTGCAGCGACTATGAAGGGGAACTCGCCTATAGTTAACATTTATAATCCTACAGTGAGAAATGATAGAGATATTAAACTTATTGGTGAAGAAGTGGATAATGTGTTAATGCGGCGTGGTCAAGAGCTAAATTTAGGAGTAGGAAAATGGTGATATTAGATATTCGAATTGATTCTAAATGTGGTTTGGATTTTGAGTTGGGATTAGTTGAACGTCCTGTCATTCCTACAGCTAAAAGAAAATTTGAGAAGATTGAAGTACCAGGTCGTCATGGTTCACTTACGAAAAAAGATGCGTTTGAAGATGTAACTTTCTCTGTGAAATTTAATTTGTTGGAAAGAGTAAATATAAAACCTTTAGTGAGGCGAATAAAGGGGTGGCTGTTACAAGCAAAGGTATTGTCCTTTACAGATGATGAGGAGATATATCGAAAAGTAAAACATGTAGAAATTGGTGACATTGCCAATGATATCGAAGAGTACGGGTTGTTTGATGTGACATTCACTACTGATCCGTTTGAATATGCGATTTGTCAGCCGATAGAAATAGAAAGACCTGTCGCGCTTTTCAATCCAGGTACATTTGAAGCTTTGCCTAAGCTCATAGTATACGGAAAAGGAGACATCACAATAACATTTCATAGTGTCTCTTTTCAAATTAAAGATGTAAGGGACGGAACGATAATAGATTCTGAATTAATGGAAGCCTATGCAGGAACAACGCCAATGAATGATAAGATGGTTGGAAAGTTTCCTTATTTCGAAGTAGGAGAAAATACAATCTCCTGGACAGGTAATCTCACGAAACTAATAATTGAACCGAGGTGGCGTTATACATGAATATGATTACTTTATATAAACCAAACGAAACAGATTTTACGCACAATGGACTTGGTGTATTGGATGCAAATATATATGAAGCGGTCGTTGAGGAAATACTCAACGGCTTATTTATTTTTTCGTTCAGTTATCCATTGTTTGCACCACATGGTCTTGAAATAGAGGGACAATGTATTTTGAAAGTACCTACACCGGATGGAGAACAGTTATTTCGAGTTGCAACGCCACAGCCGAAAATGGGAAAGTTAACAGTCTTTTGTTATCACATTTTCTATGATCTTACGGATAACTTAATTGAAGATACATTTATAGAAGAAAAGTCTGGAACAGCGGCATTAGATCAACTTTCTAATCGATGCCAGTATCCGCATCCTTTTCAGTTCTTCTCTGATATCACGAAGGTTGCGAGTTCAAGGCTCGTTCGTAAGAACCCCGTGGAAGCGATTTTGGATACAGGACAAGATAATTGTTTTTTGAATCGTTGGGGTGGTGAACTAAAAAGGGATAATTTTAAGGTACACATGCTGCAACAACGCGGAAAGAATCGTGGTGTTATGATTCAGCATAGGAAAGATTTACTAGGATACGAAGGGGAAGTAGATTGGAAAAGTCCGATTACTAGAATTATGCCAATGGGGTTTGATGGATTGTTGTTACCAGAGAAGTATGTGGATAGTCCAAATATAAATAAGTATGTAAACCCGAAAATTAAAGTGGTTGAGTTTAGTCATATTAAGGCAGCGATTGATGAGAATGCGAACGATGAAGAGGCGGTCCCCTTAGAAGAAGCCTATGAATTATTACGTAAAGCTGCTAAAGACATGTTTGAGATTCAAAAAGTAGATCAACCGAAAGCTACATATAAAGTAGCTTTTCAAGAATTATCACAAACAGAGGAATATAAAGATTACGCTGTATTACAACGTGTGTATATGGGAGATACCATTACCGTTCGACACGAAGAAGATAATGTAGATATTCAAGCAAAAGTGATTTCCTATAAATATGATCCATTAAAAGAAGAGTACATGGATTTAACAATTGGTAACTATAAAGAAGCGTTCGCAAAATTACCCGGAAAAGTCGATCAAATGCAAGAGGACATGTCCGGAATGGAAGAATCCTTTCTTGATAAAGCGAAAGAACATGCAACCGATTTAATCAATAGCGGTTTTGGGGGCCATGTTCGTGTGTATCCCGAAAGGATTTTAATTATGGATACAGATAACGAAATGACTGCTGAAAAGGTATGGCAATGGAATATTAATGGTTTAGGGTATTCGTCCACAGGAATTAATGGTCCGTATGGACTGGCAATGACGATGGACGGTAGCATTGTAGCTGATTATATTACGACAGGTGTTTTAAATGCATCTTTGATTAAAACAGGTACGTTAAGTGGTAATTATATATATGGTGGTATGATAAAAGGCTCAACGTTACGAACTTCAGATGATATCAATTTTGTTGATCTTTCAAAACAATTTATTCGTCTGTACGAATCAAATAAAGTACGGACGTTTTTAGGGTATTACTATAATAAACGTGGCGAATTACAACCGACCCTATTATTAGGTGGAGATACTGACGCTACTGCTAGTAGCGATATGTTAATGTTAGCACTACGTGATGTGGAGCCAGGCAGTAAATCGGCAAGTTTAGGTATAACACGCGGTTATACTAGTTTCCCTGAGGTTTATTATCCGTCTTCTATTCATTTTTCTCAAAAAGGGAATACAACGTTGAACGCGGAGAATTATGTAAATATAACCGCGGGGAATTATGTAAATATAACCGCTGGAACAGATTTTTTTGCGAAAAGTAAAAATAACTTGTATTTAGAAGGCACAACAGGAAATATGCATTTCACAACAGGTCAAAAATTCCATTTTTTAAAAGGTAGCAAAAGATTAGTCTCTATAAATAGTACGCCTTATGGTGATAGTGACATTGTTATGCAACAAAGCATGTTACGTAATTCAGATTATGAAAATGGTTATCTGCAGATTAAATCTGGAACAGGTTCGTTTTATGGCGGGGTAATAGCAGGCGATTTTAAAGTATCATCTAAAAAAAGGTATAAATCTAATATCAGACCTATTACATTCGATGTACTTAAAAAGGTTATGGGTTGGGACATAAAGCAATATAATCTAAAAATTGATATTCCGAAACTTTACGAAATGAGAATGAATCGTAAAGAAGGAGAGCCAACTATTACAACAAAAGCAGTTCCAACTCACTACGGTATTGTAATACCGGATGAGTCAGAAGAAACAGGTGTAAATTTATACGGGATGGTATCACAGCTTACAAAAGCGTTCCAGGAATATGTAATCAAAACTGATGCCAGAATTGAAAAATTAGAATCAGCGCTTGCAAAATATGAGCATAATGAAAGTATCATAGAAGATCTTTAGAATGGTTAGAAAGGAGGGGGATACTATTGAAAACGAAGTTAATATTAGATGTAAATAAAGCGGAATATGCCCAATTAAATTATGTAATAAAAGGTCGTGTTGGAGATAAAGAGAGCAACATTGTAGATGTGTATGCTGTCGATAGGGGTACCCCATATTCTTTAATAGGACGTACAGTTTCATATGAATGCTTGAAACTAGATAATACTGTTGTGAGAGATTCTAAAGGAATCAAAATGATTGATGCAACAAAAGGGCACTTTGAATATACATTTCCTCCCGAAGTATTTTCTTTCCCTGGTAAACTGAAACAATCCTTTTTTGCGATTGAAAAAGATAAGGTTGTTCGTGCGACAACACAAGACTTCATGGTTATTGTCTTGCCAAACGCATTAGATGGACATATAAAGTCGGAACAGTATATTTCTGATCTAGAGAAGTTTATTGACCAAGCAAATGGATTAATTGAACATATTAAAGAATTGGAACAACAAGCGATAGGAATTGTAGATGAAGAATTACAAATCGTACGAGATCATGTAAACAAAATGATGGAAGAAATAGAAACATCAGTTGAAATATCCAAAGAAGCTATTGAAAAGAATATAAAAGAATTAGAGTTATTGGTACAAGGAGTAGACGGGAAATTAATACAGTTAGCAAAAGACATTGAAGCAATGATTGAGGCGGTAAAAAATGGCGGCGCGTTAAAATTAGATGGTAGCAATGCTATGACAGGGACGATTAATAGTGCAGCTCAAACACCGTTTCAATTTAAAGATAAAGCGGGTGTTTGGCATCGTCAAACGATAGATAGTGGATACTGGTTTCAAACAAGAGATCCACTTATTTTTTCAGGTATAAGTACATTCGAAGGTCCAGGAGTTAACTTTAAACATAAATTTTTGAGGTTTAAGGACAAAGATGTTTTGGTAGATGGTGATATAGAAGAGTACTTTGGTACATGGTCACTTACAGAACAATCGCTTCAACATAACGAAAAGGATGTTCTTTCTATTGATGAAGAAACAGGTGACATAACAACGAGCGGGAGACTTATTCAGCCTACAGATACGGATTGGACCGACCTTAAAATAACAGACACAGGCGTTACAGTTGTTTCTGGTAGAGAACCAATATATAAACGCAGTGGTGAAATAGTTAGTATGTTCGGGTCGATAAGAGATGCAAAATCGGCTGTCGTATTAGCCACGCTACCGAAAGGTTTCAGACCACCGAAAGATATTGCGACAACAGCGCTTGCTATATATGGGAATACAGAGGTTGAATGTGAATTAACAGTGCAAAAAGGTGGAGGGATATTCATTGCAAATATCCCTAATACAACAGCTCAGATAACTTTCCATATGGAAATTACCTTCATGGTATAGAAAAATACAAGCGTGCAGAAGCAGGCTTTTTTATTTTGAACGGAGGTGAATCAGTGGAACGAATTTCCGATATTTTAAAAGGTGTGGATATTATAGGGATGATTAGTGATACCAAGAATAGAATCGCTTGTTTTATAAGTGGGATATTAGGGACGATTATAAACTTCATATATGGTGAGGTGAATTTGATTTGGATGGCTATCTTAGCACAGATTATCATATTAGATTGGATTACAGGAAGTAGAGCAGCGAAATTAGATGGAACCTATTCATCACAATATGGAATTGAAGGCATCGCACGAACAGTGGTGCTTTTTTTGTTGCCTTCATTAGCCCATTTGTTTGATATGGAGTTTCAACTGCCTAATGTCTTTTTCTATATGGTAACAGGTGGATTAAGTTATCACATTTTTAATAGCTTTACTGCAAATTGTGTTCGCATCGGATGGGACAAGTGGATTCCTACAGGGTTACTGAAAAGTGTATCCAGCGAAATAGAAGCAAAAGTAAAACGATCCAATACAAGAAAAAAAGAACTTAAAGGAGATGTTGAATAATGACAAAACACATCGTAGATTTATCAAAATGGAATAATAAAATGAACTGGTCAGTAGCAGCACCACAAATTGAATTAGCAATCTGTCGTGTACAGTATGGATCAAACTTAGTCGATCATTTATATAATGATCATGTAGCGAATTTAGAGAAATACGGTATTCCACATGCAGCGTACGCTTATGGATGTTATGTAAGTGTAAATGATGCGATTGTGGAGGCAAAAGATTTTTTGGCCAGAGTAAATCCAAACGCTAAGTTCTTAGTGTTAGATGTGGAAGACGATACTTTATCATCTATGAAAGATAAGAGTAAGCTTGCTGAAGCGTCACAAGCGTTCATTGATACATGTCGTGTTGCAGGTTGGAAAATCGGTTTATATGTAGCTCATCATATGTATGGGGATTATAATTTGCAAAGTGTACAAGCTGATTTTGTATGGTTACCACGTTACGGAACAAATGATGGTAATCCACAGAAGAAACCGTCTTATCCATGTGATATGTGGCAATATACCGACAATGGTTATATTGATGGTATTGGAAAAGTGGATATCAACTTATTGCAGGGAGATAAGGGGCTAGATTGGTATGTTGGTAATCAAATATCAAACGAACCTGTCAGAATCCAAACCGGTGGATTTAAAGACATTGAAGCAGCGAAAGAATTGTTGGAATACGCAATGGTAAGAAAATGGTGGGTAGAGCCATTTATCAATAATGGAGAGTTCTATTACATTACAGGCGGGTTATATGAACCAGATGTATCAGAATTCAAAAAGTGGATGAAGGATAACGGCTGGTGGTGTGAGAGGGTGTAAAAATGAAAGGGAAAATAGAATTAAATACAGAAAGAATAGAAAAGCTTTTCGCAGATCATTTTGCTGATCGACGTGAATTCCACAGGCAGAAGTCAGTGGAGCGTAAAAGAACATTATTAGTAACTTGGACAGTATGTGCTATTGCAGTAATAATTAATGTATGTATGATGATGTGAAGTAAAACAAAAAAGAACCAGGACTCAAAGGGTGGAGAGTCCTGGTTCTTTTTTTATAAATTAATAAGACTTTTACCTTGTCTGTTCTTTGATTGATGTAGTTTAAATTCTTTTTTATCCATTCTAAATTTTTCACCAGTCGACATATTTTGAACTAAGTATGTTTTAGTCGCGAATTCTTTTATCCAAAAATAAGCTTCCCATGCCAATAAAGAAATTGCGTGCGTTGGAATAATGAGAAGGATAGCAGTTGCAAATAAAACAATATCTAAAGCTGTAGTTAATCGTCGAAGAATTAATCGATCTTCATTTTTGGATTTTGATTGGTGTAACTGTCGCATGCTTTTTAACAATTCTACAGTATACAAACTCATGAAAAAACCTCCTTAAAGTAATCAATCTATTAAAGGCTTTTGACTTGTTCAAGTAAATTCATTACTTGCTTATGTTTTTCTTTCAATTCCTCTAAAGGAATTTTTGTTATATCAGGATTGTTTACATAAAATAACTTGTAAGCTTGCCATTCGTACATAAGGTGTGCGACTTCTTGTTGATTATCTTGTTTGTTTAGTAAATCCTTACTATTTTCTTGAGCTTCATTAATCTCTCTAAGTAATTTGCTTTTTTTAAATGCTAGTAGATCAGTTATCATACAATTCCTCCACTCTTGAATTATTTTTATTACCATATACGGAACGTAGCACGATTTTAAAACGGGAAACACATGTATTTTTTCGCTATTAGATGATTTTTTATCATATCCCCATGAACTCACTATCAAAATAGAACTTGTCCATTAGGTTATTTACAATGAAATATACAAACTATAAATCTTCCACATCTTAATATAACCCCATTTCATCAGCTTCTTCTTTAGATATTTTGTAATATACACCTGGTACAAGAGAGTTATCTATTGTATTTGTGGAGGGCTCTTTTGAACCATCATCTTCTAACCAATTATAAAAAACTAGTGAATTCTTTTTGTTATATGAATCAGAATCGCTTGTGTCGGCTTTTTTAGACATATTAGATACTTTGATATTATCTTTATAAACTTTCGTAAATAAAGCTTGTATAGTGTCCGTGAGAGTGCCATTGCATTTTAAGAATCTATCAATTCTACTTAGAGCATTCAATGCAAGACAGAATAAACCTTTATCACAATTGCTACCCACACGAAGACCGATAATAGATGCATTCGTTTTTAAAGTATGATGATAAGTTCCAGATTTAATGGTATGGTACATCATTTCTTGGAATTCATTCACATAGTAAGTGTGAACTCTTTCAAACTCTTTTTGGATATCATTTTGTGATTCTTCTAGTTCCTTTTCAATTGATTCCGTTATGGATACTAAATCATTATTTTTTTCTTGTTTTAAAGAATTAAAAGAGTTAATAGAGTTATTATAGTTAGAACCCGTTTTTTCGCCATCCACACTTACAGTATCAACGGTTTCAGCGTTTTTCTGTTCTGCAACCTGTTCTGCATTCAGTTCTGCAATTTGTTCTGTATCTATATAAAAAACCTCTTTCATAATCGTTGTGAAATTAGGGTGCATTTTTAATACGAATACATATTTATTCTTACCATCAGCTAATCCAGCAACTACAATTTCACCCGTTTCTTTTAAGGCACGAACTGCTGCATTCACAGTTCTTACAGAACAGTCAGATTTACGTGCTAATGTTTCAGCAGAAATTTTACATATGCCATTACCTGAAAGCATGTATACAATGTGATCCATAACGTCTTTTCTTTTTGAACCAATAGGAAATAAACGTTCAAAGCTTTGATTGTTTGCATTGATACGTTTGCTAATTTCAGTGATAATTTCATTTTTCTTTTTAGAACATAATTGGTTTAATTGCATATATTTTTGAACATCCTTATTATAGGCTGTGATTTTTTTCAT